AATTTTGTTTAATGCTTTTCTGCAAGGCAAATGTGCCACTCAAACAGTTAGTGGGGGAAACACTGATGAAATTTACAAGAAAGAGTTGGGAATAGATCCAGAAACTGGAGAAGCCATAGAGTCCGAGTCTCTAGTTAAAGAGTATAATAGTTCTGGCACTATTGCAAAATCAAAAATGCTTACTGATATATATCCAGATGTTTCAAGAGTTGTTTGGCGATATGGAAGATGGCACCATCATGTAGACTATAGTAAATTCAAAGACAATCAGCTAATTTTGAAGAAAGATGTTGTTCTTCCCGACGAGCCTAATAACTATGGATTGAAATTAATTAAAAAGTCTAATTAAATCAATAACATAAAAGTTACCTTTTTTACCAAAAAAACATTGACAAAATGTGTGTTATCCATGTATACTTATTATGTAATAAGTTGTTAGATATAACATTATGAATAAGGTGACAAATGACAAATACTAAAGCAAATAAAGAATCTTATCTGAATCATGTTAGAGAGACTTTTTCAGATTCTCCTATAAAGAGAAAAGACTTGAAAGCATTTAATGATAGACATGGATATAAGAATCTTAACTGGTTCTATAAAGATCCAGCTTATCAAGTTTCTCGTGGATACTACACTCCAAATGCAAAAGATGTCCTTTGAAAAGACTCTAATACTTCAGAAGTATCAGAAGTATCAGAAGTATCAGAAGTATCTTTGCCTACGGAAAAAGACAATTTTGCTGATGATAAAATTGCACTACAGAATTTTTCTCATACCACAGAGCAGACATCTATGGTTCCTGATGTTGATTCTGGATTTGTATCTCATGGACACTTCTCACTACTACATAGTATAATAAAGTCTAAAAAGTTTTATCCAATATTTGTCACTGGTCTATCTGGTAATGGCAAAACTTTTTCGATAGAACAGGCTTGTGCTAAAAGTAAACGAGATTTGTACAGGGTAAACATAACTATTGAGACTGATGAGGACGATCTTCTTGGTGGATTTAGACTAGTCAATGGAACTACTAAATGGTTTGACGGTCCAGTAGTTAGAGCTATGAAAAGTGGTGGAGTTCTTCTTTTAGATGAAGTTGATCTAGGAAGTAATAAGCTACTATGTTTACAGCCAGTGCTAGAGGGTAAAGGAATTCTTCTCAAGAAAATAAATCAGTTTGTAAAGCCTAAAGATGGATTCACAATAGTAGCTACGGCTAATACTAAAGGTCAGGGATCCGAGAGTGGAAAGTTTATTGGAACTAACATTCTTAATGAGGCATTTCTTGAGAGATTTTGTGCTACTTTTGAACAAGAGTATCCCAGTGAAGCCGTAGAAACTAAGATATTAAAATCAATATTTTCATCTAATGATATGAAAGATGAATATATTGATGACTTTATTTTCAAGCTGGTGGCTTGGGCAAATGGTACTAGAAAAACTTATGATAGTGGAGGAATAAATGATCTAATAAGCACCAGGCGATTAGTTCATATTTCTAATGCGTATGCAATTCTAGGACATCCAGAGAAAGTAGATACTCAGAGTGATTCTGAATATAAAGTTTCTCTGTATAATGTTAGAAGTCAAGCTATTCAAATGTGTATAGCTAGATTCGATGATTACACTAAATCTTCTTTTATTGAGTTCTATGATGCTATAGACCAATATAAGACTGCTAGTGATGAGAATTCAATTTCTGAAACTGAACAGAGTTCTGTAGTTCCAGATGTTGTTTAAGTGTTGTTAATATTTTTCAAAAATAATTTGATATATTGTTGACAACATAATTTTGATATGATACATTTTAAGTATAAACTTTAATGTGTATCTTTTTATATAATAAAAGGTGAAAAACTATGACTAAGATGACTCAAAACCAAAAGCTAATTCGCAGACTTTCTAACGGAAAGAACCTAACAATTACTGAAGCGCAATCTCGCTACGGTGTTAAGAATCTTTCGGCTCGTGTTGCTGAGTTGCGAGAGTTTGGATTTGCTATCTACACTAACCGCTTTACTGCTAAAGGCGGAGTTAATCGTGGAAAGACTGTAACTGGATACAGGCTTAGTGTTGAGAAGACTCCTAACACTCTATTGAATGATGGCTATTGGTTCTCTAAGTAAATAGTAGTGTCCTGAAGCGTGGACAGATCTTGCGGTCTGTTCACGCATTTTTTTATCGCGGAGAATATATAATGAAACTAACGGATAGCGCATTAAAAATCTTGAAAAACTTTTCTGAAATAAACAATTCAATTTACATTCGAGCAAATTCTTCACTTGTTACAGTTGACCCACAGCTTAGAATAGTTGCTGATGCGGAACTTGAACAGCCATTCACTAGAGACTTTGCAATTTATAATCTCAGTGAATTTCTTGGCGTAAACTCAGCCCAGTCTGATTCGGATTTATCTCTTGAGGATGATAGAGTTGTATTTTCTACTGAACATTCTAAATCAACTCTAGATTATTTTTATTCTGATCCAACTAATGTTCAAGATGCTATGCCAACGAGAAAAAAGATCCCAACAATATTTACTGAAGAGAGCATCATTCAGAAGTTTACTTTGTCTGAAAGTGAGTTAAAGTCAATTAGACTAAATGCTTCTCTTTTGTCACTGACCCATATAAGTTTTGTTGGAAGTCAAGATAGTGTAAAAGTTGTTGTGCGAGATTTATCATCACGCTCAACACAAAATAAGTATACATTAAATCTTACTAGCACATCATCTGGAGAATATGAGCAGACAGTAAACATGCTTTTTGAAAATCTAAAAATCATTTCCGATTCTTATGATATTTCTCTTTCTCCCACAGTAGCACATTTTACTGGAAAAACTACTGGTGTACAATACTGGATTGTAATGGAGGCATAGATATGAGAAGCGGTAATTCAAGCATTGAGCTTCTAAAGAATCCTTTGGGATATGCAAAAAAAGCAATTTTGGTTATTGAGTCTCAGTTGGAAACTGCTATGACTAATAACAGAAAAGTTAAACTTAATAGCAGATTATCTCAGTGGAAGAAATTTGTTGAAATGATGGAGAGTGAGCAGAATGATAAAGAAGATAATCTCTAAGGTTCCCTTTTTAAATAAAGGTAAAAAAGAATTGGCAGAAGACCCATATTTTCTTCTAGGCCATATGGTAAAATACAACATATACTTGTTGTCTAAGTCCATTATATTTTCCGCCATAGGAAAATCTCTTAATAGAGAACTTTCTGAAGATGATATTTCACGCATAATTTCTTTAACCAATACTGCAATAGCAGAACTAGACTCTGCTAACAAACAGTAACTTTACTATACTTTGACCTAATTCCATTTTTGTGTCAAAGTATAGTAAAAATGTTTAATGAAAATGGGTGAAAATTATAATGAGCATAAGTGAAAATAGAAAGCACATCGTATGGATGGAAAAGTATCGTCCACACAAAGTTGATGAATGTATTCTTCCCAAGAAATTAAAAGATACTTTCTCTGGCATAGTCAAGACTGGAAAACTTCCTCATATGTTGTTATGCGGAACAGCAGGAATTGGAAAGACTACTATTGCTAAAGCTATATGCGAGGAGTTGGATTACTATAACATCATAATCAATGCTTCTGATGATAGAAATATTGATACTCTCAGAACTACAGTTAAGCAGTTTGCATCTGGATTGTCTTTCAACGGAAAGAGAAAGGTGATAATACTAGATGAGGCAGATTATCTTAATCCTCAAAGTTTTCAGCCAGCACTTCGTGGAGTTATGGAAGAATTCTCAGCGAATTGTTCTTTTATTCTTACTTGCAATTACAAAAACAAAATAATTGAGCCTTTGCAATCTAGGTGTTCGGTAAAAGAATTCAGAATATCAAAAGATGAAAAGCAAGAACTTATTGCACAGTGTTATAAGAGAGTTGTTTCAATCTTACAAGCCGAGAACGTAGAGTATGATGGAAAGGCACTAGCTTCAATAGTCGTAAAGTATTTTCCAGACTTTAGACGATTATTGAATGAGCTTCAATCATTTAGTCAGCAGTATGGAAAAATTGATGAAGGCATATTATCTTTTGCTGGAGATGTAAACATAACTAAACTGTATCGAGCATTAAAAGATAAGAAGTTTCAAGATGTGCGAGAGTGGGTGGTTGAAAATTTAGATAATGATCCATCTACTATTTACAGAAAGCTATATGACAATCTCAAGCCAAATTTGAAGCCAGCATCAATACCCAATGCTATTTTGATTATCGCTAAGTATATGAATACTATAGTTGCGGATAATGAAATAAATCTTATGGCTTGTCTGATAGAACTCGGATTGACTTCGGAGTTTAAGTGATGAGTGATGATAAGCTAAGTATATTTGATATTCTAAATGACATATCTCACAATAAGAAGTGCGTTCTGAATGAGTCTAATCACTCTCAGTATAACTCTTACATGATTAATCGCTGGCTATCAATGAACATTGAGACTATAATGTATGCTCAAGAGATGAATTGTAATTCTCATCTTCCCAAAGACATGCAGTATGACTATCACTTTTATGCAATAAAGAAGCAGAAGAGATTTTTTAAGTATATTAAACATCATAAACAAGACTTGATAGATCTTATCTCTGAGTATCATTCATGCAGTGAAAAGAAAGCTAAAGAAATGTTGAACTTATTTTCAGAAGATGATATTTCATATATGAAAGATAAGCTAAACAAGGGTGGCAAAAATGCAAAGCGATGATGAGAAGCATATTAATGAACTTAGACGGACCTTAAAGCAAATTGAGATTTTAATTGAGGATAATAACAGAAACATAAAAGATTGCATCTCTATAGTTAAAGATATTAATAACACTCTAAAAAAGAAGACTAAAAGAAAGTCAATTTTCAATTTGCTAAATATAAAGAGTAATTTTTAATGAAATGGATTTTCAGCAAATGAGTATTATTGATGAGCTTGTAGAGATTACTTTGCCTACAGCAGATGATTTTTTAAAAGTTAGAGAAACTCTTACTAGAATAGGTGTATCTTCAAAAAAAGATAATACTTTGTATCAGTCTTGTCATATTTTGCACAAGAGAGACAGAGATACAAAGGCTAGTAGGTATTACATAGTTCACTTTAAAGAACTTTTTAAGCTAGATGGCAAGCAAACTGATTTTACAGAAGATGATATTGCTAGACGAAATACTATAATTAATGTATTATCTGAGTGGAATTTGATAAATGTTGTAGATAAATCTAAGTGTGAGTCTCCTAGATGTCCCATATCTTTTATACAGATAGTCTCATATAAAGATAAAGTAAACTGGAACTTGCAAGCAAAATACAGCATAGGAAATTCGAGAAATCGACGATAGTTTTTAATATTGTAATGTAAAATTGGTGTATATATTATGACAAATAAATTAAATGTGTATAAGTGCTTTCCCGAAGCTATTATTCCTCAGTATTCGACCGAATACTCTTCATGTTTTGACATTCATGCTTGTTTAGTCAAAGATAAAGAATTTGCTAAAGTAAAATCTTTTTTTCCTCAAGAGGCTCATGGAAATACTGAAATTTTTGATGAGCTTTCAGTTAGTGAAGATTTTGAGATTATATTGCCTGCAAATAGCAGAAGTTTGATTCCAACTGGACTAAAGTTTCAAATACCCATAAATTGTTCAGTCAGACTACATCCTCGCTCTGGACTTTCATTCAAGAATGGTCTTATGTTATCAAATTGTCAGGGTGTTATTGATGAAGATTATTTTGGAGAAGTTTTTGTTTCAATCTATAACGCATCTTGCATTGAGCAAAAAATAAAGCATGGAGATAGAATATGTCAAGCAGAGTTAATATCAGATTTGAGATGCTCAATAGAGGAGACTTATGATGAGCCTTCTCAGAAGAGTTCTAGAAATGGTGGCTTTGGTTCTACGGGGAAATAGTA